AAATAGAAAATAATGTTGCAACAATAGGTTTTGAAGAGCCTTATGCAGTCAGCCAACATGAACATACTGAATACGAACATCCTCAGGGTGGGCAGGCTAAATACTTGGAACAACCTTTTAAAGAAAACATAGACAAGTATATTAATCATATAGCTGATGCCAACAGAGATGCACTAAAGTAGGTGATAAAATGCTTGAAGAAATAAAGTCATATCTTGAAACCAAAGATATAACAAATGTATTTATAGGATCAATGCCGACTAGTCCTGATATATGTACTGTACTTTATGCTACAGGTGGATATAACCCATATATAGGATTTAATAATATAGTTGAATATCCAACTTTTCAGGTTATGTGTAGAGGAATTAACTATTTAGAAGTTTCATCAAGAATAGAAAATATAAAAAACTTTTTAAACGGTAATACATTGTCTTTCCCATTTATCGAAAATATCCAGCCGCCTGTAGGTTTAGGCAGGGATAACTCAAATAGATGGGAATTTTCATGTAATTTTAAAATAACAAGGGAGGTTTAAGAATGGCTATTAAAACAGGAAGAAATGGTAATGTAAAAATAAGAATTGATACTACTGGTGCTACAGCATGGACAACAGGAACAGTTTATGCAGTAGGTGCATTAGTAACCAATACAGCAAAGACATATTATTGCAAGACTGCCCATACTGCTGGGGCTACATTTGATGCAACTGAACAATTAAATTTTATTGAAATAACTGATGGGATGATAGTTCAAAAAATGAGTTCATGGAAATTAACAATAAAACAGAAACTTGTTGATGCTAACCACTTTGGCGATAGTGGCTGGGATAGTGCAGTTCCAGGTACAAAAGCATGGGATGGTAGTATTGATGGCTCATTCAATGTAACAGATGATCCTGGTCAAAAATTAATACAATCCGCTGTAGATAGTGGAGCTGAAATAGGACTAGATTTATATATAGATGAAAGTGTAACTACTGAAAAATACAGTGGTAATGCTTATATTGAAGAAATAAGCGTAGATACTGCTCCCAAAGATTTGGTTAAGTTAGGAATAAAATTTAAAGGAAATGGTGCATTAACTATGCCCCAATAGGAGGTAAATTATGAGGGTTCAAACAGTTAAATTTGCAGGTAAGGACATAACTATTAGGGAACAAAAAATAAAAGAGCTAACAAAACTTTATGATGAATTAGGATCTAATGTTGATGAAATATTCAAGGCAAATACCGCTGGTGATGTTAAGAATTCCGCAATTTCTATTCTTCAGGACAAATTACCTATAATTTTCCCAGGTATAACTAAAGAAGATGTGGAAGAGACCTATCCTAGTGAAATTGAGGAGCTTATCGGAGGATTTATTGACGTAAATTTTACCGGACTAAAGAAGGTAATTATGCCAATGCTGAAATTAGCACAGAGCAAATAATCTTCTTTTCAAAGGAATATGGATATAAAAAACATGATATAGAAGAACTTACAATAAGAGAATTTTATGAAATGCAAACTAGCGATTATCTACTCTATAAGCAAAAAGAAGCTTATTGGTTAGATTTAAGTAAGTTTGCGTTTTTGTTAAATGGAATAATAGGCATCTTTGGCGAAGAAGGTAAGGATATAACTGAACTTATTGGTGAAGCTCCAACCTATGGTGAAGAAGATGAAAGAGAACTTACTGAAAATGATATACAGTGGATAGAATGGGCTAAGAAAAATGGATATGAATACAAAATTACTAACACCGGTGTAAAGATAAATAAAGGCTAGAAATTTAGTAGCCTTTATTTAACATCATTGATAGCTTATTGTAATTTTGTTCTGGATTATCTGAACTAAAATAAACTTTATACTCAATATCGTTTTTTAGCACTGTAAGTACTATTTTACTAGTATCTTTAGATTTAGCTCCTACGGCAGCACCTGCTACAGCCCCAATTCCTCCGGCTAATACACCACCTATTATGGCGCCTGCAGCAGTTTTGCCACTCGAACGGGACGAGGAAGATTCCAAATTGACATTAATTATTTCTGATAGTGGAATTTTAAAAACAGCATGATACTTTGTTTTACCCATAAAACCCATAAAGCCTAAGTAATCATCTTCCACTAATAAACCGGTATCCAATGGACCAGGTATATCTGGATATCCTCCAGAATAATGAACATTAATAGCACTTGCTTGTTTTATATTATTTTCTTTAAAAGTTTTAAATAACCCCATAAATTGACACCTCCAATATCATTATATAACGGATTGATAATTATTGGAATATTAAACACCCTTGATGGGTGTTTTATTTTATTTGAAAGAAGGTGAATAAACATGCAAGTTGGAGAACTTTGGGTAAAACTAGGCTTGGATAAAAGCGGATTCGACAATGGCGTAAATGATGCCAAGGGGCAAAGTAGTGGTTTAGGTGGATTTATTAAAAATGCTTTTGCCTTTACAGTTGGGCAAGGTATGTTTGACTTATTGAAAACTGGAATTAAATCAGCTTGGGATACATCTATTGGATTTAACAGTGAGATGGAACAGAGCCAGGCCGCATTCACTACACTTTTGGGCAGTGCTGGTAAAGCAAAATCTATGTTATCAGATTTAAGTAAATTTGCAAATGAAACCCCTTTTGAATTAGGAGATTTAAATAAAGCTTCACAGACTTTACTTGGTTTTGGTATAGATGCAAATAAAATAATGCCTGATTTGAAGATGCTTGGTGATGTATCCATGGGCAATAAAGATAAATTACAAGGCTTAGCTTTAGTTTTTGCACAGGTACAGTCACAAGGGAAGTTAATGGGACAAGATTTGTTACAAATGATCAATAACGGATTTAACCCATTACAGGTAATTAGTAAACAGACTGGCGAAAGCATGGCTGAATTAAAGGATAAAATGTCTAAAGGTCAAATTAGTGCTGAAATGGTAGCAAAAGCCTTCCAGGGTGCAACAGAAAAAGGTGGATTGTTTTATGGTGCCATGGATAAGCAAAGTAAAACCTTTGCAGGGCAAATGAGTACTTTAAGTGACAATGTTAAATCTACATTGGGCGGGATATTGCAACCACAGTTTGAAAAAATATCAAATGTTATTATACCCGCGGTGATTGATAAAGTAAACTTATTTGGAGCTACCTTTAAGGCAACAGGCTCACTCGCTGAAAGTTTCGCAGTAGTGTTGGACAATACTTTTGGAACAAAAGCTGGTGATGCGGTAATGTTTATTGCAAATGTCATAAGCAACCTATTTAATTTTATAAGTCAAAACGGTCCTTTAATTAAAACAGCAATAGCAGGAATTGTTTCTGGATTTGTTGCATACAAGTTAGCAGTCATGGCTTCAATAGCAGCACAAGAAATTCATAATGGATTATTATTAATTAGTGCTGTGAGATCTGGCGGATTAGCCGCAGCTCAGACTGCATTAAAAGGTGCTCAAGGAAGTGCAACCATAGCACAATGGGCTTTAAATGCAGCAATGAGTGCAAACCCTATAGCAATTATAGTAATAGCAGTAGCTGCTTTAATTGGAGCATTAATTTATTTATGGAACACCAATGAAGGCTTCCGAGGTGCAGTTATAAGTGCTTGGAATTCGATAAAAAATGCTTTTTTTACTGCAATAGAAGGTATAAAAGGCTTCTTTGTTGGTCTCATTGAAGGTGTTAAAAAAATTCCTGCTGCATTTGAACAATTAAAGATACAATTAGCCGGTATTTTTATGGCCATTGGAACCTATTTTATTACAGCATGGAACAATATAAGAACTTCTGTGATGAATTTAGTGAGTGCTTTGATAAATGGCATGCAAAGTAAATTTTCAATGCAATTAGAGTATATAGAAGCAGCGGCGCTATCTATTAAATACGCGCTTGTTAATGCATGGACACTAATTAAGAACATAGTATTGGGCATTGTATTGTTATTCTGTGATTTAATTACGGGGAATTTTACACAATTAAAATCAGATTTTAACAATATTATGTTAAATATAAAAATGTCTGCTATTGCTATTTGGGATGGAATTAGAACTGCCATCATAGATATAGTGAGAATGATACGAGATACAGCTATTGAAATATTTAATGCACTTGCAGCATTCT